AAATTTTAAACCAAAACAAGTAAGACATTTCATAAGATTACTTAGAAGATATGGTCAAAAAGAATTAGACAAAGATCCGTTAATAACTATCGATACAATACATAGTGTAAAGGGAGGAGAAGCGAATCATGTTGTACTATATAGTAAAGCTAATTACCCATCTGATTATAAAAATAAAAATAAACAAGAAAAAAGTGATGAACGTAAAGTTTGGTATACTGGAGTAACAAGAGCAAGAAAAACTTTACATTTACTTAGAACTGACTATAAGTTTAACTATCCAATTGGACAAGATTATTTAATTTATGTACAGGAGAAAAATGACAAATAAAGATATGTTTGATGAAGCATTTCCTGATGATAAGCAAATTGGGGGGAATCACTACCGTAGTTTTTTAATTCAACCATGGACATTTATTAGAAAAAATAATTTGAACCCATTACAAGCAAACATAATTAAATATGTGTGTAGATATTTACTTAAAGGTAATCCGATACAAGATTTAGAAAAAATAAAACATTACTGTGATCTAGAGATAAAACATCTTAAAGATAGAATTGATGACAAAAAAAGTAAAAATTAAATGTTCAGAGTGTGAAAAAAATGCAGTTATTATTGAAAACAAAATTTATTATTGTGGTTCTTGTGCTGTTAAGCAGTTTATTACAAGGGTGCACAAAAGACTTCGATCTAAACCCAACATCAACAATAGTAAGAATGATAGTACAAAATAATGAGTAACGGATTACAATTAACTTTAACTTTCAAAAAGTCTATGTGGAATACACCTAGTGAGTATAAAGATTTATCTCAATACAAAGAAATAGCAATTGACCTAGAAACAAGAGACGATGGTATTAATCAAAGATTAGGAGCTGGATGGGCTTTAGGTAAAGGTGAGATTGTAGGATTTGCAGTAGCAGTTGAAGGTTGGAAAGGTTATTTTCCGTTTGGTCATTTAGGTGGTGGAAACATGATACCTGAACAAGTAAAAAAATATATGAAAGACATATGTGCTTTACCCTCAACTAAAATTTTTCATAATGCACAATATGATGTAGGATGGTTAGAAGCATCAGGTATCACGGTCAACGGACCTATAGTAGATACAATGATTGCAGCTGCACTAATTGATGAGAATAGATTTTCATATTCTTTAAATGCATTATCAGTTGATTATCTTAATGAAATAAAAGCTGAAACAGAATTAAGAGAAGCTGCGGCAGCTCATGGTATAGACCCAAAGGCTGAGATGTGGAAGTTACCAGCTGAACATGTTGGATATTATGCAGAGCAAGATGCAGAACTTACGTTAAAATTATGGCAAAGGTTTAAGCATGAAATAGCTCAACAGAGCTTGACTACTGTTTGGGAAATGGAGCAGCAATTGCTTCCGATGCTAATAAAGATGCGTCAACGAGGTGTAAGAGTGCAAGTGGAAAAAGCTGAAGCATTACGAAAAGAAATGAAGAGCCAAGAAAAAGAAATATTACTGGCCATAAAAAAAGAATCAGGAATAGAAGTAGACATTTGGGCATCACGCCAGATTGCCAAAGCTTTCGACAAATTGAAGTTAGACTATCCAAGAACTGAAAAAACAAAAGAGCCTTCCTTTACTCAAAATTGGTTAATTAATAATAAAAATAAAATAGCACAACTAATTGTAAGTGCAAGAGAGGTGAACAAATTTCATGGAACTTTTCTTTCTTCAATTATGAAATATCAAATCAATGGAAGAATTCATGGTGAGATAAATCAATTAAGGGGTGATAATGGAGGTACGGTGTCTGGTAGATTATCTATGAGTAATCCTAATCTTCAACAAGTCCCAGCTAGAAACAAAGACTTTGGTCCTAAAATAAGAAGTCTCTTTATACCAGAAGAAGGATTTAAATGGGGTAGTTTTGATTACTCACAACAAGAACCAAGAATGACAGTTCATTATGCAGCATCAATTGGTGATGGTTATGAGGGGTCAAATGAATTAGTTCAAGCATATCAAAATGCCTCTGCAGATTTTCATCAGACTGTAGCTGATTTAGTGGGTATAGAAAGAACTCAAGCAAAAACAATTGGACTTGGTTTAATGTATGGAATGGGTAAAAATAAATTAGCAAATTCATTAGGTGTTACAAAAGAAGAGGCAGATGAATTAATTGTTAAATACAATAAAAAGGTACCGTTTGTAAAAAAATTATCTGATAGATGTAAGTATGCAGCAGATGAAAAAGGTGTGATAAGAACTAAAAAGGGTAGAAAATGTAGATTCGATATGTGGGAGACTAGAGATTTTGGATTACATGTTGCAGAAAAGTATGAAGACGCAGTAGCAAAGTATGGAAAAGATAATATAAAAAGAGCATATACTTACAAAGCTTTAAATAGATTAATTCAAGGATCTTCAGCTGATCAAACAAAACAATCAATGTTAGATTGTTATAAAGCAGGTCATCTTCCAATGTTACAAATACATGATGAACTTTGTTTTAATGTTAATGATGAAGCACACGCAAAAGAAATACAAAAGATTATGCAAGATGCTATAGAATTTAAAGTACCAAGTGTTGTTGATTATGGACTTGGAGAAAGTTGGGGTGATGCTAAATAAAAAAAATTTACCACATAATAATCAAGACTTAATTGGATATGCAGCTGGACTATTTGATGGAGAAGGTAATATAAATTATGCACAATACAATTGTAAAAATCCCTCAGGTAAAGTTTATAAAAAATGGAATGTTGCAATGGAAATTGCAATGACTGATTTAGATTGTATTAAAAATTTTTATGATATTGTAAAAGTTGGGTCTATACATTTTAAGGGTATTGGAAAAGGATCAATGGGTAAAAAAGATCAATGGCGTTGGAGATGTTCACATCAAAAAGCATTACATTTAGCCAAATTATTTTTGCCATATGCAGTAGCTAAAAGAGAAAAATTATTTAAAATTATAAATCATTATGAGTTTAAAAAGCCGACAGATGTCCTAAGTAAAAAGTTTCCTTTTTTAAAAATTAAGAAAAATTAACCAGCAGCAGCTAAATTTTCTTGTACATCTTGATATTTAATAGCATTTCTTTTTGCTCTAATATCACTTTCTGTCTTAAGCATATCAACTGTGCATAACCCATTAGTCATTAAATCAGCTGACCACTTGTTTTCAAGTTCTTGAAGTTCTTTCAACAACTTTATTTTTTCAGGACTCATTTAAGTTCCTCATATGTTATGTGAATCCTTGCATTACCAGTGAAACCATCTTCAATTATTTCAACCTTGCCTTGATCCACTTGTTTTGACAAATCTAATATCGCTTCAGTGCTGTTTGCAGCTTCAACTACATGGTCTAATTGCTGCCCTCCCATACATGCTCTAATACGATAAGCTGTCATAAGATATTATAAGATATATTAAAGGAATGGTCAACATTGTACCCCTCAGAGTCTATAGCCATACATTGTACCCTATATTCGTCCATAAAGCCCCCTAATTCTTCGATCTCGGCTTTATGCTTCCTACCAGTCATTAAAGCTCTTTCTTTACATGTCGCTGCATCTGGGACGTTCATATCCATATATTGTGAACATTGAGTACCCACATCTGGGAAATTCCAGCATATGGTACCTAGTAATATAAATTTTAAGATCATATAGTATTATAAACTTCACATCTAAAACTTGTATAGATTTTATGTTTATTTATCTCGTTCATACCTATTTCTTTAGTTTTTTCAATAGCTTTATAATACCCATCCATTTGACATGTATATAAATCATCATAAAATTGTGAAAAACTATGTGGTGGTAAACACACATTATCTACTAAGGAGCACAGGGTTATTGTTAAAATATATTTCATAATTTATTTGACTTTTACCCATATCCCATTAAAGTAAGATTTCATGAAAAAACAAAAAAGTAAAAGTCTTATACTAGATAATATCATTTCTGAAGTAGATGAACAATTGAGTCTTATTCCTTCACATGATTTTGATGGAAGCCCAATTGAAGATTCTCTTCATATGGATATGTATGTCGATGCTATTTCAGAAATTCATTTCACTGATGGCCTAGGCAGAAAGCATTTTCCATTTAATAAAACAATTGCAACATATTTAGTAGAAGATGAATTAGATTGCCGTAAAAATGAACCAACAAAGGAGGAAAAAAATGTCAATCAATAAAACATTACAATTAACTAATTACACTGTGCATCCACCCTTAGGAGAGAAACCTGAGCCAGATATAAATTTAGAAGCTGCACTTGATAAACTTGGAGAAACAATTCAGAGTTTGTTAAAAAATATGAATAAACTTCAAAAAAATTTAGATAAGCTTACAGCTGAAAATAAAAGACTTAAAGATGCTTTAGGTATTACTGAAACTTTAGAACCTTTAGTTTTAACAGAAGATATGGAGGTAAAAGATGGACATTAACAAATGGAAATCTGTTGCAATAAAAAAAACTGATTACGATTTACTTAAAGGTTTATGTAAAGAAAAATTTAGAGCACCTGGTGCTATGATTTCAAAAATATTAAGTGATTACATAGACCATCAAGCTAGAAAACAAAAAGTACCAAATGCAGTTTTTCGTACAAAACTTATTAATGGAGAAGCAAATGTCCGATCCAAAAAAGATAAAAGCTAAAGAGTTTTTTACAATTGAACTAGATCTAGAATCCAATAATGTTGCCTTATATGTTAATGGACAATTACGTAACAAGATACATACGGTCAAAGCAGAATCTCTCTTTGATCGTATGCTTAAAATCGCAAAATTAAAGTTTTTAAAAATGCGAGATCAAATTGAACAATAAGCTTAAAGTATTAGATTTATTCAGTGGTATTGGAGGTTTCAGTTTAGGGCTTCACTCCACTGGGATATTTGATACAGTTAAGTTTGTAGAGTTTGATGAATTTTGTCAGAAAGTTTTACAAAAAAATTTTCCTGATGTACCAATAGAAGGAGATATAAGAAATGTCAAAGGAGAAGAATTCGAAGCAGATGTCATTACTGGAGGATTCCCATGCCAACCATTCAGTGTTGCAGGAAAACAAAAAGGAACAAACGACAACAGATATCTCTGGCCAGAAATGTTTAGACTCATTAAAGAAATTAAACCAGAGTTCGTTATTGGGGAGAATGTGCAAGGCCTTATTAACCTCCAAGACGGCATGGTACTCCGACAGGTGCAAGACCAATTGGAAAGTGAAGGTTTCGAAGTCCAATGTTTCCTTATTCCAGCTTCAGGCATCGGTGCTTGGCACCAAAGGAATAGAGTCTGGATTATGGCTCACTCCAAGCACAATGGATATCTCGCAGCGGAGTCCAGATGCAATGCAGAGAAGAATAAAAATGAGAGCAAAAATAGGGAGGAAATCAATTCCACCAGGAAATTTAGCAGAGCAAGTACAGACAGGAATGCCGATAAAAGACATGAGAGATGTGGAGAAACATCTTCGATCAAAGAAACAATCGTTTCCAACACCAACGACATTCGATTCAAACGAGATCAACAAACCACGGAAACCACATCCGGGAGGGGGACAGAAGCCACCATTGAATCAAGTAGTTCAAATGTATCCAACACCATCAGCAAGTTGTCAGATGGATGTAGTAGCACCACCAGAAACAGTAAAAAAGAATTCATCAGGTTGGAGTGTAACGAGGGTTGGGACTGGCAGAAAGTTTGGAGCCAAACTGAACGATGTAGTGAACAAACTATGGCCAACACCGAGACAGAGAGATTACAAAGACGCAGCATATCAACCGACTTGGAAGGAAGCCAGAGATCAAGCATCGATATTACCGAGACAAGTTCTGAAAAACAATACACCTGGTGGCAAACTCAATCCAACCTTTGTGGAGTTCCTAATGGGATTTCCTATGAATTGGACAAAGATAGATCAAACAGAATCAAAAGTCTCGGAAACGCAATCGTCCCACAATGTGCAAGAATCATCGGACTTGCCATCAAAAAAGTTTTAACAGAGAGTAATTGAGAATGACTTTTTTATTAAATATTTTAATTATAGGAATGATATTTGCTTTAATTACTATACTTTTAATTTTTTGGAATAATGAAGATATAAAATAAAAAAAATTATGGATGCAAAAATTTATCATTGGGGACCACTATTATATCACAATACAATTATAGATACTGATCTTTTTGAAATAGGTAAGCTTTGTCATAAAAACAAAGATTATGATTTTAGAGGCAAATTAGCTGGACATCTTGATAATGAGTATTCAATTGATGAGGAAAAATTTATAAGAATAATAAATGATTATGTAAATAATTTTAATGCTGCACATGAACATTTTTATGGCTTTCAGTCTAAATTAAAAATAACAAAAGCTTGGGTTAATTTTATGAAATCAGGTGAATTTAATCCATTACATAGGCACGATAATTGTGATTTTTCTGGTGTTTTATATCTATCTATGCCAGATGAAATAATAAAAGAAAACGAAAACTGGAATGGTAATGGTACAAATGGTCCTGGAATGGTAAGTTTTGTAATTAGTTCACCTATAAAAAATTTTATTAATGAAAGAGTTTTCTTACCTAAAAGAGGAGATATTTTTATTTTTCCTAAAGATCTTTTACATATGGTTTCACCCTTTAAATCTGATGTTGAAAGAATTTCTGTAGCTTTTAATTTAGCTTACATTAAATAAAATGTCGTGGGTTATAAACCCTAGGCATTGATCCCATTAAAAATAATCTTTACAATTAATACTTGCGTTAATAAATATTTTTTTATATGAGTGATAATAGTTACGACATCAAGAGCTGTATAGATTGCAAAGGTAAAGGTTTTATCGTTGCTAATTTTTCTAAGAAACCAGTATCTTGTATCATTTGTAATGGATCAGGAAACACGTCTCACGGACCTAAGTCAGAAGCAGAACAAACATTATTATTTAAAATAGCTTGGGATTATATACATGGTAAAGAAAAAGGGTGGTATCACTGATTTAACAAAGCTGTCGGTCTTGGCAGCAGAGAAACTTACGCCTACTCAATTTACATTATTTCAACAAACTATTTTTGCTTTATTAAATGGGGTGCAATTTGGTTATACTGAATTGGGACCACAATTTCTTCAAGATACCAATGATATCTACACAATACATAGTAAACCTAACAAAAAGAAAACAATTAAAAAAGTATTAGTTAAGATAAAAAAAAATAAGTCAAACGTTATAGATTTCAATTCTTATCGAAGAGAAGATGTTAAAGTATGAGAATGGATAACTATACTAAAAAAGAAATGACTCAAGACTTCAAGGATATTAAAGAACATATCTTAGAAGAAAATTTACAAGGTGCAGCCATCACAACTCTGATTGATGATGTTCATGAACATTACGAAGTCGCCACTCGTTTAAACTTTAGAAATTCGAAAGGCCATTATCGTGATCTACTCTCTAGACTTGTTAAAACTTATGGGCACTAGTATTGCATCTGATATTATCTCAGAAAATCATGTTTGTAATGAACAAAAGCTTTGGCGACATGTTATTTTAAATGCGTTTGAAGATGTTAAAATTTTAGCAGGAGATAGAAAGAATAGCCTAAACAAATGTGATGCACATTATTGGATTGCTAAATCAAAAGATTTTGAACAAATTTGTTGGTGGGCTGGTTGGGAGCCAGAAAACGTTAGGTATAGATATCTCAAAGCTCTGAGACAAGGCCTTATAAAATTTAAAAGAAAACACTTTTTATGGCATGAATATAACCTTTTATTTCAAAGACTTAAGAATGAAACAGACATAGAAATAAGACGAACTTTAAGAAGAAATATAGAGAATAAAAGGAGACAAATTATGGATGCAGATAATGTGTTTATAGATAAATTTTTAGATGATTTAAAGAATGAATAACTATTTTTATTATTATGAAATTAAAAATTTTTTAGATATAAAAAAATATTTGATAGATTTAATTTTAAAAGACCCTTATGGAATTACCCATGAAAATATAACTAAAACAGATTTTTATTCTTCTAAAAAAGGAGATTGGTTAAGTTTTTTTCAACAAAAAATACTTAAAAATTTTTGCACAGACTTCATTGCTAAGACCAACTCAAAAAAATTATTAATACAAAATTGTTGGTATCAAATTTATAATAAGGGTGATTATCATAAGAGTCATGTTCATTCAGGCACTAATTTTACTAATGTTTTTTATTTGCAGCTTCCAAGCTTAGAGAGTGCTACAACAATTGATAATAGTGTTTTAAGAGTAAGAGAGGGATCTATTGCTACTTTTCCTGGTTTTATACCACATGAATCTAAGAAGAATATTTATGAAAAATCTAAAATTATAATATCTTTTAACAGCTCGTTAGAATTAGAATAATAGTCATGGAGGATAAAAAAATTTTAACCTGAAGGGCAGGGAGCAATCGCCACCCTTCAGAGAGATAGGAATCGTGTATGAAACACAAAACATGTTATTAAGATATACGTTCTATTATGAATTTCAAGGATAAAATCTAGGCCATCTGAAAAACAAATTAAAACGGATGACCTAGAAATTAACTAACAAAGAGGCAAAAAAATGGAATTTTTTGCTTAATTAAGTAATAATGGGTTCAGCTCCCTTTGTCAAACCCCTAGTTTCGAGTAGCGTGATAGTTGTCTAGCGAAAAATTATATTTTAAATTAGGGTGTTGGTAGGGGGGACAAGCCCCACGGCTCTCGGTCCTCGGAGCTGTGTTTTTTCCTAGTACACTCTCTTACAAACATTTTATTTTTTTTTTTTTAAAATAGGTCTTTTTAAGGCAAGTTCTAGGAAAAACATTGATATATAACAATACTAGAGCATTTTAGACCAGGAAAACACTAGGAATTTCCCAGGAAAATATCAATAGTTTTAGGAAAAATTACAGAGGGGGCTTTTTCTGCAAAAAAAATTTTAAATAAAATGTTCCTAAGGAAGTGTATTAGGAAAGAATTGTGATATATATGGTCAAGAATGGCAAAAAGAAAAAACGTACTTAAATCAACAAACGAGCTTACTTTGAAACAAAAAGCTTTCGTAGATATATATGTATCTAATTGGGGTGAAATTTCAAAAGTAGAAGCAGCCAAACGAGCTGGCTATAAATCTAACAAGCCTGAGGGACCTACAGAAATAGCAAGTAGATTGACTGACCCAAATAAAAATCCACATGTAGTGCGGTATATGGAAATGAAATATAACCAAGAATTAAAAAAACATGAAGGTGACAAATTAAAAAAGTATAAGCGATTTGAAACTTTAAGTAAAAAAGCAGAAGATAAAAAACAATTTGCAGTAGCTGTTAATGCTGAATATAGATCAGGTCAAATGGCTGGTATGTTTGTAGACAAAAAAGAAGTAACACATGTTGGATTGGAGGGGATGAGTCGTGAACAACTTGAAAAAAGATTATCTGAGCTTGAAGGCAAAATCGGAGAAGCTAAAGATATTATTAACGTCACGCCAGAAAAAATTATTGGATGATGGTTGTTTTATGCAAGTGTTTAATGAGATACATAATGCTCATTTAAATACTTCAGTGGGGATTGTATCTATTTTAACAGAGGATAATAAATGACAAATCTTGAAATTACACAACGGATTTTTTTACAAATCTTGAAATCGCATAACGGAAATTTTACAAATCTTGAAATCATACAACGGATTTTTTAAGCATGACAAAAAAACGAAAAAATAAAAAAATTCAAAAATCAAAAATTTTAAATTTTAATTTTAAAAATCTAGGAAATGATATTTTGCAATATCCATTTGTAGAGGTAAAATGGTTAGATATTGAGGGTGATAGTGGTTGGCAAGATACAAAAAGTTTAAAAAATTCTAAACTTCCAGTATGTGTTTCAAAGGGTTATTTATTATCTCAATCAAAAGGGATAACAAGAATATTTACTGATTATATTGAGACTAAAGACAAACCAACATTCGATAATATTGGAAATACAACAATTATTCCAACAAGTGTCATTGTATCAATAAAAAAAATTAACTTGTAATCTAAATATAAACCATTAGTTATAAAATTATGAAATTTTTAGTTTTTTTAGTAAGGTCTTCTATATTCTTTCCTATTCCAATCATATTATTGCTTATTTTACTTGCTTTTTTAACCTAAATTATTTATTTGACATAAAAACCGATATCCCTTATTCATGGGATATGAATATAAAACTAACAAAAAAACAAAGGAGCAATAATGGGATTTGACATTACTGGACTAAATCCAAAAAACCTACACATAAAAGAACCTAAAGAACCAGATGATTTGTGGGAATTACCAAAAGAAAAACAAGATGAGTATTTTAAGGCAAGAGAAAAATATACCACTCAATCTGGTACTTATTTTAGAAACAATGTTTGGTGGTGGAGACCACTTGCACATTATGTTTTAGAAGAAACAAAAGTTATTCCAGAGGACAGAAAAGAGTGTTGGGGATATAATGATTGTTGTATTATTAACGAAAAAGAAGCAGAAATGATCGCTAGACAATTAAGATACTTAATTAAAACTGGTCATACAAAAAGATATGAGGCTAGATGGGAAGCCAGAAGAAAAACTTTAGAAATTCATAATGATAAAATCGAAAAAGAGTTAAGTGAATTTTCTGAAAGTGTAAGAAAAAGATTAAAAAATGATAATCTTGCCCCTAAAGATTTTCCTAAAAAAGATCACGACAAATGGGAAAAGATATACAATAAAAGAAATAGTGACGCCTCTTACCCTTTTTCAGTTGAGAATGTAAAAGAGTTTGCAGAATTTTGTGAAAATTCTGGTGGCTTCAGTATTGGTTAAAAGAATTTTTTGATTATTTTTAACAACTGTTAAAAAATAAAAATAATTAGGTAAGTTTGAAATTCAAACCTTTAAAATGAATTTTAGGTTTTTGTATGTTTTCCCTCACATAAAACATACACTTTTAATACTAACAAAAACAAGGAGCAAAAATGTCAAAACAAATAAGTAAAGATAACAGAGAATATTGGTTAAAAAAATTATCCGATAAATTTTCTGATAAAAGACAAATAATTGAATCATTACATCAAGTTGAGATTAATGAACAATCACAAAAAAACTTTCCAGTTTTTAAAAAAAGGTTAGGAATTGAGAAAGATTTATTGAATTACATTAAGGTCGAAAAAGACTTTAATGATTATTCAAAAAACTATCAAAAAAGACTTGAAGAAAAAAAAGAATTGGCAAAAAAACTTTTTCTTAAAGTTAGAGATAAATTGAAATCTTGGGCAGAAACAAGAAAAACTTGGAATGAGAGAGACATACCAGATTATGATTATGAACGTAAGGTATTTGATTTATCAGATCAAGTTGAAAACTTTTTGAAAGATACTTGTAAGCAAGAAACTAAAGAAGCGTTTTACAAATCTAAAAAAGGTAAAGAGATACAAACACTTGAAGAGTTGGAAGAAAAAGCAACTGATTTATTGCATAGTGATATGATTGGGTCGGAAGTTTTATCTCAAATTTCAATGATCGCTAAACAAACTAATATCAATATGACAATTCCACAAAATACTTTAAAAGAATTACCGAGTAAGTAATGGTTAGTATTGATAAACTTGTAAAAATATATAACAACTTTGGGGACAGAGAAAAACTGTCCCCATTGGGAAGTGCAGATGAAGAGTTAATGTGGAATTCCAAACTTACACCTAAACAAGTTAATTGGTTGGAACGATTTATTATTGTTTGGGATTATACAACAAATCTTGATGTACAATTAAATAAATTAAGTAGAATAATTGCAACAGAGAGAACAAAAAGGAGTAAAAATGGAAAAAATAAATTGGATTAAAAAAATAAATAAATATTTAGTTGGAAGACAAATTGTTAAAATTGAGTATTGTTCAAAAAAAGAAATGGAACATCAAGGTTGGCATAATAGACCAATTCAAATTCTTTTAGACAATGGAACTTGGTTAACTCCAACAAGTGATGATGAGGGAAATAATGGGGGTGCAATTCATACGAATATAAAAGAACTTCCAATTATTCCAGTAATATATTAATATATTATTGATTAGAGATAGGAAACGTCCTATGAAAAATGTCGACACTCTCTAGTCTTTAATAACCCCCCAACAATGCGAGAGTGGAGTTGGGGGGTTTTTTATGTTATTGACTTAATAACTCAATGGCAAAATCAGAAAAAAATCTTTGGCAACGTATAAAAAAATTAAAGTTAAAAGGTCAAATTTTTCGTATAGAAAGTAATACTATTAATGGAATACCAGATGTTTATTGGTTGATAAATAACAAAAGTATTTGGATTGAACTTAAGTCAAATGATGTCAAGAATTGTGGACTTACAAAGTTTCAAATCAATTGGCATTTAACACATTACAAGAATGGTGGAGTTTCATTTATCTTGCGAGAAGACCTCTCGCAGAGAGCACCTCAAAATCTACAACTTTGGTTGGTTCGTGAACCGAGAAACTTGGTTCGTGCCTACTCATCACTCACGCTTGAAGAAATTTTTAAAAAAATCTTGACGCAATAACCACGTCTCTCGCATCTCTTTGTTTGCCAAACTACGTTTGGCAAACTTTGAGATTTACAACGTAAATTCTTTCGTGTCTCGTGTACCTTTACCCATGTATTTATTGAGATGTATAACGAAAAAAATTTTCTTATAGATGTACCTTTACACGTGCGTATTTATTGAGATATACAACGTAAATTTTTTCGTAAAGGATTTCCATTTACATATATAAAAAAATTTTAATTTTTTTAATTAGTCCCGGAACCGTGGCAGCTCTTACCTGGACTGGGTTTTATTGGTCCTGGACTTGTGGCAGCTATGGCAGCTAAAATAAAAAGTTTGACAGCTCAGGCTGTCCCATGATAATAAGATTTATTAACTAACAATGGAGAATAAAAAATGACTAAAAAAATAACGCCACCAGCTGGATGGCCAAAAGATAAACCCTGGACCGATAAGGATGCAGCAGAAGCATTAGAAGCAGCTGGCTCAGGATTGAGTCGCAGCGATTTCTGTGACGATGGCGCAGACCTTCAAGATCTTAAAGAAATAATAAAAGGGGGTAACTGATGCCGCTATTAAATTACTACAGTCAAACCAAAATGGCTAAGGGTGAGAAGCTTGGATATAAGACGGCTATACTTCACCTGGCCCCCTTCGATCTATCAGGAAAAAACGTCTGTCCCAAAGCTTCTAAAGAATGCGCGGCAGCTTGTTTAAATACTTCAGGCCGTGGACAAATGGGCTCGGTTCAAAAAGCTAGATTAAATAAAACTAATTATTTTTGGACTAATAAAAACGGTTTTCTATTTGACCTGAGTCGTGAAATTGAGCAGCTCAAAAAAAGAGCAGCAAACCAGGGTTTCAAATTTGCCGTAAGATTAAACGGTACCAGTGACCTTCCATGGCATCGCATGAAAGTAGATGGAGGCAGCACCCTACATGAGTTACACCCTGACGTCCAATTCTACGAGTATACAAAGGTCCTTAATTATTTGGATCATGGCCATAAAAATCTTAATGTTACTTTTAGCGACTCAGGACGTAACGACTCGGACATCAGGGCAGCTATTAAATCAGGTCATAACGTGGCTGTTGTTTTTAGGGACAAGCTGCCAAAAAAATGGCTTGATCGTAGAGTCATTGACGGTGACCGTCATGACCTACGTTTCAAAGATCCTCGAGGCGTGATTGTGGGACTCATTGCCAAAGGGGTAGGACGTAGAGCTGGCATACTTAATAAATTTATAAAAGCCGAAAACGTGGGGGCAGCTTAATGCATTTTTTAGCTTTTATAATGAGATTTATTATTTTTTTTCCAATTTTTTTTATACTGTTATTATTAATTGGAGCCCTTGTTTAGAACGATTCTAATCTACAGCCCCACAACTTGGGGCTGTAAATAATTTAAATTATTTATTTGACATCTTATTGAATATGATTAATCTGGGAGATGTACAAAACATATAAAACACTAACAAAGGAGTTAAAAAATGTCAGTACAAAAAAAACAAAAAGCAACAAAGTTAAACGTTGCGCAATCTCAAAAGCTTTTAAAAGCGTGTGAGATTAATCACCTAAGAAAGTCATATAATAAATTATGGCTTAACGTCAAAGATGAAACTATCCCAATAGTCGAGGACCTTGGAGGTTTCACAGTTGGTAAA